GTTCATAAAAACTACATCGAAGGTGTTCAGAGAAGAACTCGCAAACCCATTATTTACCTTGACACACAAGAAGGCAGGCTTGATTTGGTCGCTGGTGGATTGATGTCTGTTTCACCGCAGGAATATGACAGACCACCGAAGCCTATTGATGGCGAAGCGACTGAAATCAATTTGGATGCTAATTTGTCGGATAGATTGGCGAAGGCGTGCGAACGGCATTTTCATTTAGACCAGCTTCTTGTTTTTATGCGGCGAATGGAAAGGCGGCAAAGCCCCTTGACGGCGACAGAAGCTATAAAACTGGAAGCTGAAAGCGTATCGTTCCTGAGTCCTTTTATTGAGAGTCACAGTCGTTATTTGGCTGATTGTGATGAGATAGCGATGGGAATTGAAGTTCTCGCCGGACGTGGGCCGTTTGCACCTGACATAATGGCGAACATAACTGATATAGTTATGCAGAACGCCAAGGGACCGAGAACATCCATAAGAGTAGTTCCTGAATTTATTGGCCCGCTTCACAAGGCACAGAAGTTAAGCCAGGCGATAGAGCCGATAACGACTGGAACGGCGATAGTGGCCGAAATAGCGAAGAATATAGGCGATTTGGACTTGGCCAGAACGATGATTAAGGGCTACAAAACTGCTGACAAGGCATTAGAGGCAGTGAATTTCCCGCAGGATTGCGTTGAGACCGAAGAGGATTATAACGCCACAAGGGAGGCATTGACGCAGGCTCGTATAGAAGAAAAGCAACAAAAATTGGCAATAGAGGCGGCGAAAGCGATACCCTCAACACAGAAGAAAACCGAAGAAGGCAGTCCTATGGATATGCTGACAGGCGCAGGAGCGGAGAAGTGAAAGTAAAAGTTAAAGGCGGTTGGAAAATCAGGAACCACAAAACCGGCAAGTTGTGGCCGAAACTTTACAGGTCTGAGGCAGCGGTTGACCGCAGACTTGGGCAATTAAGGCAACACAAGAGGCACAAATGAAAGGAATTAGAGAAATGAGAAAGATTGAATTGTTAATTGTTATTGTGATTTTAGGATTATTGGCGGTTTTATTCGTTTTATTCTGTGGCTGCGTAGAATCGCAGAGAGCGGATAACTCGTTCCGTGTGGCTACAAATAACCCACAAATACAAGCCGAATGGGATGCTTTTAAGCAGCATACTGGCAGAGATGATGAATTAACCATTTTGGCTTTTAACTTATGGCGTGTGGACAGGATGAAAGTGCCTGTGAGTGCGGTATATAAACGAGTACCCGACCCAAACGACCCCAACAAACTGATACTCGTAAATCGGATAGATGAAATTGAGAAACAGTTGGATACCATAGTTGAATCACAGAAAGGGGCAATTTTTATAGCTTCAAAAGTTTACGTTGACCCAAACGGAGAGTAATATGGCAAAAGGTGTTCCAAAAAGAGATGGTTCCGGCAAAGGCCGCAGGGCTAATCGTGGTCGAGGCGGCTGTAAAGTAACACGAAGGAGCGGAAGAGGAAGAAGGCGTTAATGGCTGAGCAGAAAACACAATCCGAGATATTGAAAGCTGTGGTGAAAAAAGGCTACAAGCAAGCAGGGATTGAGTTTCTTGCTTATAGGTTATCGCGGCTTATAAGGCCGATTGATAATGAGGTCGATAAGGTTTTGTTTAACGAAATAGCAGGCGAAATACGCTTGCTCATCGGAAAAAATACGGATTTGTTCTTAAAGAACACGGCAGAAACAATCTTACAAATGGCATCAGTAGGGATGCAGGAGAGAAAAGATGGCAAAGAAAAAGAGTTCAAGAGGTAAGAAAAAAACTCAAGCTTCATCACAGGCAGAAGAAACGAAAGCGGCAGTAAAGGAGTCGGTGGGAAAGAAGCAGTCAGTAAAATTACCTAATCCGACAAAATTTGAGTCGGCTCTTGCAGTTGGTAGGGCAGGGCACGTTAACAGAACTAACTATGACGACAGCAACCTTCACAAATTCATCCTGCAGAACAATCTCCACGGCAAAGTCGTCCGGGTAATTGCCGACAGTTCGATGGCGCCCGTGAATGGCAATTTGGTAACGAAATACACTATTTACAGAAAGGATTAAACTATGCCTGAATGGTTAGATAACTTTGAACACGATTCGTTAGATACGCCGGAGGTCAAAGAATCTTTTGCCAAAACAATGAGCAAATATGAAACGCCGGAGGCGGCTATTGTTGGCGGTTTTAATGCCATAAAATCTACAGGTACGCCTTACAAATTGCCTGAATCGCTTGATAAGATGCCTGGCAATACGGACGAAGAGCGCGACAAAAACCGCAATGAAATGATGGGCCACATAAGCAAGCTCATCGGTGCCGTCGAAAAACCGGAGGACTTGCAGGACATTGACTGGTTGCTTGATTCTACGCTTGAAGGCGATAAGCCGAATGAGGAGCTTGTCAAGGCCGTTACTGAGCTCGCAGTGGCCGAAAAAGCCCCAAAAGGTCTGGTTCAAAAGCTGGTTGGCTTTTGGAACAGATTGCAGGCTGGTTACCGTGCAAAGCAGCGTGCAAAGCAGACGGAGGTTCAAAAACAAGCAGAGGTACAACAAGCGGCCAAAATCAAAGAGGTAAACGAAAAATTGACGGCTGATGCCGGAGGTAATGCCGAGGAATTGAAATCAAGAACAGAGCTGGTTAAGCGAATGTTCCTCAATTTTGGTGGACTTACCGCCGAAGAATATGAACAAGCAGGCGCAGGAGTTCTCGAAAAAGCTAATAATTACGCCTTCAACAAAGCTCTTATAAATTTGGCGCAGAATTTTAAGTCGGGCAAGATTATGACAGGAGATGGCAATCCACCTCCGCCGCCGCCACCTAAAAAGGCAAGCAATATATCAAACTCACGGCAAGCTATAGGATTGTCCGCAGAAGAATAGCAAAGCCCCTTCGCAAGAAGATACGGCTTTTATATATAAAATCAGAAGACACCCGTCTTACTGAGGCGGCCTTCTGACAGGTCGGAAAGACGGCCTGCCTGCGCACGGCACGATGTTGTGCGAAGGGAAAGACCTTCACTGAAGACACTTTTTCCCGAATAGAAAAAATGATTTTATAAATCTCTATTTAGGAGAAAGTTATGGCTAACGATATTGGAGTAGCAGGGAATATTTACGACCTGCTCAAAATGAAAGCTCCTGACGGCTCGCCCATAGATTTTGTCGTCAATACCCTTATGGAACGTGACCCATTCACGGCTATTTTGCCTGTAATTCCTTCTAATGGCGGATTATCTCATAGAGGATTGAGGCTTACCGGCCTGCCTACACCATATGTTGTTGATATAGGCGGAAGCTGGAAGGAAAGCAAATCAGACCGTGAGCCGTTTACGGAAGGATTGGTTACAATCCGCTCGGCTTATCAGGCCCCCCAGGATGCGTTTGAGAATGAGTCTCCTGCCATAAGAGTAGCCTTACTGGAAGAAGAGCGCAAAGCTCACATTGAGGCTGCTAATCAGGCAACAATGAATTTGATGCTTCGCGGCTCAGACTCAACCACTAAAGGCCAAAACAAGCTGATTGGACTACTTGAAAGAGCACCTTATCAGTCTGTTGATAACAAATACGTCTTTGATGTTGGCGGTTCGGCAATTTTGCGCCACGCTTTGTTGATGAAACTTGGCGTATCAACTGTCTGTGGGCTTTACAACCCATTCCATCCGACTATGGGTGTTGAGGAGAAGGACAAAGGCGAGGTCAGGGTTGACGGGCTTGGCACAGGTGAAGACGAGCATCGTTACGACATCTGCATCGAATATGCAATCACTAAAGGGCTTTGCGTGCGCGACCAGACAGCGTTCAAGCTGATAGCCAACATCCCCGTTGCCGCCGCGGACAACCCGGGCGCGACAATTGTTGATGCGGCTATTGAGGCATCGTTAGTAAATGCAACCAAGAACGGCGATGGCAAGCCGTGGGTTTTGTTCTGTTCCGAGCGGACTTACGCCAAGTTGGTCAAGTCGCAAAACGACAAGACGTTCGTTTACACCTCGGCGGACAACATCTGGCGGACAGAGCTACCGATGATTAGCCCGAATATTACCATTGCTGTTATGGATGCTCTGAATCTTGATATTGCTGACTCAGAGACGGAACTCACCGAATAATGAAGTCAGGGCGGTTTTGTGTATGTGAAAATTGAAATCTGATTAAAAGGAGAAAAACTTATGATACTAACGAAACCTGGGAAATTATGCATTGCGCAGGACGTGGCTAATACCACGGAAGATTCCGACAATGTAATGAAACTCAACAAGACGGCGAACGCTGATGATACTACGCTGGCAGTAAACTTCACGCCAAATGCAAAACTGGTAATCCAGAATGCGAAAATAGCGGAAACTACCGGAACTTTGACCATCGATATTGTTCTTGCCCTTGAATCGACTCTGGATAACAGAACGCTTTTGCACCGGATTTACATTGATGCGATTACGGATTATCGCACTGCCAGAGCAGGCGCGATAATACACGAATGGAAGATACCAGCTTGGGTCGATGAGCTTGCCTATCAACTCTCGGTGAATAACAGTAATAGTGATATATATTTTGGTCTGTATATCACTACGGACACCTCGACTTATTACATTAACGCTGCTGTTGCTCCCTGTGATGCGTCTGACGGATTCATCAGCAGGCAGGTAGTGGAATCGCCGGTAGGTGTTCCTGATGTTTCTTCTGTTGACAGCTAACGAATGAACGAATTGACTTAAAGGGGCGGGCGGATACATTTCTTGCTCTACCCGCCCCATTTATTTAAGGAGAACAAGTATGAAAAAGTTTTTAACTGTTATGGTGATGTTGCTGCTCTGCTCGAATGTGTTTGCCGACAATTTGACTTACGGGCCGACTTATTTCAGAAACCATTACCAATATCAGGAAAACTCAACGAGCAACCCTGTATACCTGTTTATAAATGAAGTAGATGGGATTATAAGCGGCTCTACGCTTACTTTTGCCAATGGCGGCACTTTCGACAATGCCACTGATAACAAATTCGAGTGGAATGAAAACTCAGATGAGCTTGTCTGGACTTTCGGTAGTAATACTATTACCGCCTCAAGTGGCGATGTAACACTGTTCGATTTTGGGACTATTGTTCTGGGCTTTGACCAGTTCAAAGTCAATGCCACGACTTATACGTTCCCGACATCCGACAGCACCGGCACGCAGTATTTGGCCAGCGATGGTTCGGGTACGCTCTCTTGGGGCAGTCCAAGTGCAACGTTTACAGGCGGAAATATCACCTCTGACTGCACATTGTCTGATGGAGTAGACTTGCAATCTACCACTACTGACGGACAGGCGGCCACTATTAAGGTTTACGACAACGATACCGGACCAGACTATACGAATGTTCTTAGTTGGACGAATGGCAACACTCCCGCTATTGCTATGGGGTCTGATACAAGCACTTTTGCATTAAACTCCACTACCATAGATATTACCGCAGGTGCCATCACCGGCGTAACTACACTTGATACAAGCGGTGCCGTTACAGTCGGTGGAGCGTTATCTGCAAATTCATGGACGATCGGGTCTGGTGCTTTCTCGACTACCGGCACTACGACTTTAGGCGATGGCACTGGTACTGTAGCGGTGGCCTCATCTTCTTGGGACATTTCCACGGCTGGTGCAATCTCTGGTGTTACAACGCTTGGGATGAGCGGCGATTTGACTATTAGCGCTGGCGATGTAATCCTCGCTAACGGCCAAGTCATCAAAAGCTCAACTACAACTGCTGAAACCGTAGCCGTTCAAGCTTATGATGTGGACAATACCACTTATCGCGACACAATCCTTTTAACCAACGGTGATACCATTGCCTTTACGCTTGGCACTAACTATGAGACCGTGGCTATTAACTCATCCGATTGGGACATATCAACCACAGGTGCAATGACGGGCATAGGCGATATATCAATCAGTGAAGCTACACCGACCGTTACCATTACAGACAGCGATGCCGGCGACGGGGATGCCGGTGTAACGCTTGTCGGTGCTGCTACCGACACTACAAGTGGTCAAGAAGATGTTGACCTTACGATTAGCCAGCAAATCGCCGGGACGCTACGTGCTGTTGGAACTTTTGATGCAGACGGGAACATCACTTTCGGCTACGGCACTCAAAACGTGGTTGCAACAGCAGACGTTACGGTAACTGGAGGCGACCTGACGTTAGATACGGCCGGTGTCAAGCTAACTGGCGATGGGGATGGGGCTATCACTTTCCTCGGCCTCGGCGATGGCGCAGATGAGGACTTATCGCTTAACCTTGATGATACGGCAAATAAAGCTGTTTGGTCCGAAACACAGGGTATCGATGAGTGGATACTTACCGATATGGGCATTGATGTTGATAAGGTCGAGGTAAGCAGTACCACTCCGCAGGCCGAGTTCTACGACACCGATTGCGGCGATGGCGATGTGAGCGCCGAAATACTCGTTGCAGCTACGACTACAACCTCGGACCACGAGGATATAGATGTAACAATGATTCAACAATCTGATGGTTCAGACCATAACTTCATCTATTCTGATGGCGATGGCAATTTAGAACTTGACTCGGCTGCTGGTATCATAGACCTCAAAGACACAGCCACTTTCAGCGGCGGTCAGACCCGCAAAGTTAGATTTGACCCGAAGGTTGTTGAGTTGGATGGCACTAACCCACCTACTTTAGATGATGTCGGTACTGACGCCCAGGCCAATATCTCCGCCCTTCAATTTGCTGCAACAGGGGCGGCCGATGACGATATTTGCTATATAAGCTGGCTTGTACCGGACGGTTATGTAGTCGATTCCGCACGTCTTAACGTCTGCTATACGTTTAGTGATGCCGAAGATGCTGCAGATGAGGCACAGTTTGACTTTGCCGTCAACGCCGTAGCCGCTGGCGAGACACTTGATGCCGCAGGAACAGCTCTGGCAGACCAGATGACTGTAATTACTGATGCAAGTACGGGCCAAGGCAAGCTTTACATCACACAATATAACATAGAAGTAGAAGCCATTGCCGTAGACGACTTGGTAACTATCGAGATTGCAGTTGATAATTCAGCGTCCGCCTTGGCAAATTCAGGTACACTTGATGTTCTCTATTTAGAAATAGAGTATGAAAGCGACGAGTGATGTTAATGTTTGGGTATGGGCGGTTTTTTAAGAAGGAGAGAGAAACCGCCCCAGCCCTGATACTTAAGGAGATATTGATATGAGAAAGATTTTAGTAATCTTTATCGCGCTGATGCTGTCTCAATTTGCCATAGCGAGACCGCTAATCGACGCTGAAACGTACCAAAGCCGTAACCCGTGGCAGGTCGATGGCAATTCTTTAAGTGTTGCATACGGGGTTTTGACCTCTTTTGATTATACTACTGTTGATGCTATAACGGACAATAACTGCGTTACAATAACTATACCTGACGGCTGGGCGGGAATTGAGTTTGCCTTTGTAATAAAAGACGGCAACGAAAATGATGTAGATGTTTTGGAAGCATACGCCGGTATGGATTTGAGCACAACCGGCGGCTTTTATTTCCCGATAGCAAGTTTGACAATTACACAGGGAACTGCCCTATACTCTACTGGTTACTACTTTGCTGACACAGTGGCGGATTCAAATAACTATTGGTATGACGGACATACGGACACTATGTCGCCGCCAAATCAGATAGGCCGGTTTGTAATGAATACTTTCGGCACAAAAAAAATCATATTTACCGCCTCTACGCTTGTTACACATCACGAGATTTATGTTTGGTATAGGAGATATTGATATGGCAACTGATTCGCTTGAACTAATTAACGCAGGCTTTCTTAAACTTGGTGGTGCGGGCGACCAATTTGGCAATGTGCCTTTTTTGCCGAATCTTAATGGCAATGACGACCTGACGTTACGCTCTATTGATACGTATGCAAGAGTGAGAAAAAAAACCATTACTGACTTGGCTGTGAGAAAAAGTCCTTTCAAAGAGACCTTAAAATATGCAGACCTCGGCGATGACCTTGTTCAAGATGACCTTGACATAGCGAGCATTGCCGTTGGCGCAGACCCGTTTCCTGTAACAGTTACAACCTCGGAAGCCCACGGATTAACAACCGAAGATACAAGATACATCACGGGAGTAAG